ACGTCGGCTTCCTAATTACATTAGGTTAACAACTTTAGAACGTCTGTAGTACTGGTTGCGGTTAGCTGTAAATGTATCAGCGTCAGCAGTAGCAGCGTTAGCGTTAGTTGTAACGTATGGGTTAGCAATCATACCATAACGTGTCTTGAAGCCGATCTTTGGCTGGAAGCTTGAAGGATCAACTGCACGAACCATTTGTAGAGGAACGTATGGGCAGTAGAAAATACCTGCGTCATAAGGAGAAGTACCCTTATAACCAACAACGTAGAACTGGCTAGCAGCGCCTAAGTTAGCTGAATATGGATCAACGTAAACTTTGAAACGACCGTTTAAGATACCAGCAAAAGTGTTACCAGTGTCGTCAACTTGTAGGTTTGTTGAAAGAGCAGGAGCGTAATCTAATACACCAGCCATTGCTAAGGCAGAAGCAACGTCTGCAGAGCAAACGATGAAGTTACCTTTACCACGACGTGTGTCTTGACCAATGTGGTTAGCATCACGTTCGATGTTGAATAGTAAGCCCTTGAAGCGCTCAACAGACCAACGGCCGTTTGAGTCAACGTCTAGGTTGAAAGTACCAGCAGTAGCAGTAGCAGGTGAACCTGGCTTAGCTACAGTGTAAATTGTACGAACAACTTCGCGGTTGATTTCAAACATAATTTCTTGTGAAAGAATATTTGAAAGCTCTGACTCAGCGTCAAGACCGTGAACTGCTTTCAAGTCTTGTGCTAATTCAAGAGTGTACTCAGCTTTTAGAGCACGTGTACGAGCTGTAACGGTTGTCTTATCAATAGCGAAAGCCATTGAACCGAATGCGTTAGAAGCTGAATCACCAAGTGCTTCACCTTCAGCAGTTGTCATACCCTTACCAGTTGTGTAAGAACCATCAACTGGGTTAGAACCAGCGTGAGTACCGTTCTTAGCTGTACCAGCGTAAGCAGCGTCGAAGCCAGATGATGAGAAATCAGTATCAGCTTCGTTGTATAGAGCTTCAGTTAAGCCAGCATCTGTACGAACGTTGCCGTATACAGAACGCATAGCGAAAATTAAGCCAGTTGGACCAGTCATTGGCTGAACACCGCAGATGTCGTATGCCATTAGGTTAGGCATCGCACGGCGTACAAGACCGATCATGATAGGATCGTAACGATCGATACCAGCTGTCTCGAATGAGTTGTTAGCAGGTGCAACTTCGGCAAGCATAGAACGCTCTTCACGAAGTGCCTTCTCTTGGTTCTCAAGCAATACGGCGGTTACCGAACGCTTATAAGAGTCTTTAATTTCAGGAAGGTCAGAGTGGTTTAGAACCTGGCCCCATTTTTCCTGTAGTTGTTCTGATAGGTACATTACCTTCTCCTTATGGAAATATCTTTATTATTTATAAATTAACGGGTTTTGAGTGTTCTGGATATAGCCTGAACGTACTTGCTCATACTGTGGTCCTCGAAAGCAGCAGGGTTAGTACCACTCTCTTCTACGAGCACCTTCTCTGGAGAAGGTTTAGCTGCTTTAGGGAAATAGTTTTCCTTAATTACAGATACTTTCTCACGATACAAGTCCTCGGACTCAAAATCAACGCCTTCTACCAACTTCTTAAGTTTCTCTGCTTCGGTAGCCGCGAGATCTTTAGTTTGCTCTTCAAACACTTGCGCACGTTTTACGTCTGCAAGCTCTTTTGACATAGCAACATTCTGTTCAATTGTTTCATTTAGCTTAGACTCTAATGCATCAGCATTCTTCTGCATCTCATCTAGTACATCGTACTTTTCTTCAGGCACTTCAATGTAGTGCTCTTTGAATAAAGTCTTTAGACCAGTGATAAAGTCTTCAGCAATTTCAGTTCTCAATCCAGTGTCAATGGCAATTTGATTCTCTTCCATCCACTGCTCAACCACATAGTTAAGATATGAGTCAACTTTTTCTACCAAGCCTTCTTTGAACTCAACTAGTTGTGCTGCGTTCTGCTCTTCTAATTTTGTAGTTACAGTTTCCATTTCGCTATTTACGCGAGCGATAACTGCAGCTTCGAAAATTGAAGTAGCCTTGGTTTTGAATTCTTCAGAAAGATCTTCACCAAAGATAGAATTAAGTTGTGACTGAATGTCAGCCGCTTCTTGTTGTTCTTCTTCTGTGATAGTCTCACCGTCTTTAATCTCTTCCTCTGAAGCTTGTGTCTTTACAGACTTAGCATCACCTTTCGATTTTGGAAGAGTTGTGTCCTTTGAAACACCAGCTGAGGCTTTACCTGGCTCTGTTTCATCGAACTTTTCGATTGAAGCGTCTTTTGACGAACCTTGCTTAGGTTGATTTGTGTCACCGGCTGTAGAAGCTTGTGCAGCTTTAGAAGTATCCTTCTTTGCATTTGCCGCAGCGTTAACACCAGCATCACCCATCTTAGCGTTTAGGTTCTGAGCAGACTCTTCAGTCAGCTGCTTATCGCCTGAGCGACCTAGCAACTCTTTTATTTTGTTTTCGACTGACATCCGTTTCTCCTAAGAGTGTAATTTAACGTTATTATTTATAAGGTTGAACTATTTGATATT